CTAGACGCTGAGAAGGATAGCGGAAAATGCTTTAGGCTAGATTCCGCTGGTGGTGCGTATTCAATTACGCTTCCCACCGCTACTACAGCTCTAGATGGGACCAATTACAAGTTCTGGGTAGAAGAAAACACACCGACAGCAGCAATTACGATTGCCGCTGGCAGTGCGATTATTTTCGGCAAGGTCAACGAAACTGAAGTTGACACTGGCGATGATGGTCCGGGTTCTTCTGGCGGAACTGGTGTATCCAATGTCATTCTTGGCACTTCGGCAGTACAAGGGGATTTCATTGAAATGTCCTTTAGTGCAGGAGCATATTGGATGTTTGGTTCGTCAGCTGCCGATGGTGCAGTTACAACATCATAACCCCATAAAGGGTTAACAGTTTTTGTTCACTGTGGGGGTGAGTCGTATAAAGGGCTTACCCCTAAAGAACAAGGTGGCTAGAGGGTTATACTTCTTTCCACCACTAGGTGAAATGTTTACTATGGATAATATTAGTAATATTGTTAATAATGTATCGCTTGGGAAATCGTCCCAAGTGGTACGAAACTAGAGAGGAATAGTTATGCCGTACGGCGAAGAACAACCATACAATCAAGAAGAATTCACAAGTATGTTTGGAGAAAAACAGGGATATGATAATGGGGGCGTTCAACAGGAACAGGGTGGTTTAGGTCAACTTTTGATTATGTTACTTATGAAAATGTTAGGCGGTGGTGGTACTGCAAACGCACAGACAGGAAACAATCCAAATTTTCCTGCTGGAGGTGTGCCATTTCCACCCGGTCGGGTACCACGTGGAGTCCCTCAAGGACCGCCAGTACCTCCCGGAATACGAGCGGCGAATAGAGCTTTACCGCCAGCTGGGCTACAACCGAGACCAGCACCCGGTGGAATGCCACAGAGAATACAACCTATGATGCAACGAGTTCCACAGGTGATGCCGCAAGGTGGTGGTGGTCGTGGTAATCCACTACAGGCTCTTATGGGTCTGCTTGGTGGCGGTCGATGAAAATAGCTGGTATTTGTTCATCACACGGGTACTATAAGGGCGAACATTGCCCTAAGTGCAGGAAGAAAGAAAGTAAAATTTCACCATATGGTTTTGTGAGAACCGAAAGGGGAAAGCGTACGGATATTGAATTTCGTTCAGAGTCCATGGAAGAGAATATGCAAAGATATGGGAGAGGTATATAATGCCGAGAACAGGTAAGACAACTAAGTATGGTGGCAAGACTAAAAAACATAAAACTGCTAAAGCCGCTAAGAAATATAGTGCCAAAATGAAGAAAAAGAAGGGGTACTAATGGCCAACGAATTAAGAATTGAAGCTCAGTTAGAATATAGCAAGAGCGGTGTTAAAGATAGTAAGCGTGATTCTGCTTATGTTGATGTATCTGGCGAGTCGTATAATAAGACTATACAGGTAGTAGGCACTAGTAATGAACAGATAAGTGTTGCATCTGATATTGGAACTTATGGATACATGTTTTTTAAGAATTTAGATGCAAGTAATTATATTGAGATTGCAGACGAAGACGATACTAACTACTTCTGCAAACTGAAAGCTGGGGAGTTTGCTATGTTTCGCGCAGCAGATTCTGATTATTGGGCTAGGGCAAATACGGCAAGTTGTAATTTAGAAGTAGTGGTGATTGAAGACTAATGGCAACATTTCAAGTACAAGTTGAAGATATGGTTGGTACGGTCGGTGGCTCTTCAAGCGATACGACTGCATTAACCTCATTTCTTTCAGACGGAGCAAAAGAGATTATTAATATGATGCCACCCAATCTTCTTAGGTTGTGTGCATCTGAAGTAACACTTACTCCACAGGCCGTTGGAAGTGAAAGTTCTGCGTCTACATTAAATACGGGTAAGGTTTTTAATGTAAGGCGTAATGATGGAACGATTGACCAGCCTTGCAGATTAATTCCATCAAGATTAAAGGGTCGTGCTTCTGATAGTGATGAATTAGATTATGCTACGGCTACGGACCCAGTATATTATATTGAGAGTAATTTTCTTAATATATTACCATCGTCCTCTTCCGCAGTGGGTAAATATTCTGAAGTTCAGTATCCATCAGTAGCCTATGGTGATAGTGCTATTGCTACATTCCCAGACGAACTTGAATATATTGTTGTATTGTATGCCGCGGTTAAGGGAATGGAAAGAATTATAACAGATATTATGGTTGATGAAGATATTGAACTCGGTAATGCTAGGAAGGACCAGTACAATTGGCTTGTTGGTCAATATGGAAAAGCCGTACAGGCAATGACGAGGGCGTAGTATGACATTAAAACAAATACTATCTCGCATTCGCAAAGTACATCCCGATGCTGGAGAGACCTATGTGAAAGCTCTTGTCAATGATGCATTGCTAGAGCTAAGAAAATATAAAGTATCTCGGCAATATGATAAGATTAGCACGGTTGCAGACCAGAGATGGTATAACATAGGTGATAGAAATTCAGACTTTAAAGTAGATAAGATTTACGCTGTTTATTATAAAAACGGCGATGATGTATATAGAAAAATTCCACGATTACTGGATTATGACAGATTAATTAATATGGACGAGAAATAATGGCTTATACTTATCCAGAAGATTATTTATCTTGGTATATTGTAGGAGACAGGTTAGCTTTGGTAACAAGTAATAATACCTCAGCTAATAATCTGTATGAAGCAATAGATGAGACCCAAGATGATGGTATATTAATAGAGTACAGTTCACAGCCTAATGAGGTAGTTAATTTATCGGATGTCCCAGATTGTGATGATACATTACATACTGCTCTGGTTGATTATATTAAGTGGAAACTATATGATGATAGAGCAGATGAGGCATCTATGATACAGGGAGACAAATTTCGCCGTCGTTGGAGACGTTCATTACGTCTAGATGCAGGCAGAGACAAAATAGGCGGATTAAGGCAGATTGCACCTTACCCGCTAGCATGATATGCCCACGTCAGTATTCTCGGGCAGTAAGGCATACATAACACAAGGAGATAACAATGGCAGCAAATATTCATAAATATACAGTTGTAGAGCTAAGTAATATTACAATAGGACAAGCGGGAGTTGCATTTTTAGCAGATACTTCCACATATACTCCACCGGGTAATATGAAAGTAATAGCGATTCAATTTACAGAGGATACTGTGTTTGATTCTAGCGATGCTACAACTGCTGATTCGGATTGGCCTACAGACGCACAGGGTGGTCCCGGCACAAACAGTGACGCTATCAATCAGACTACTATGCCACAGGGTATGACAATCTACGGTAGATGGACTACGGTAGCATTTGATTCTGGTTCTGCATTTCTATACTTAGGACCTTAAATCATGCCTCGCTTAGGTACAAGATTAGGTATCACACAGGCAGTGCATCAAATGGCACGCCTTGCAAGAGATTTATGGAACTCTATATCTCTTAATGATGTATGGGAAAGAGAACAAAGAAAATGGGAAGACATTGTTTAAAAATTTTATCGCAACCATGTCAAGTAGTTTCGGGCGGTAAGTTGCGAGATTTAACAAGGAAACTAAAAAGGGGTAATAAATTATGGCGACTTTAACAGGACAAACGATTGCTTCGAGTTACGAGCAATTGCTACACTGCGATACTGATGGAGGTGGCAATACTACTACATTAGTTCCAGTCAAAGATGGAGATAACGGTACTATATTCGCTGCACAGCTATCAACTACAACGGTTTGTGTTGATAATCCAACGACAAGTAGTTCAACTCAAGGTGGAATACTAAGACTTCAGAGTGATGATGGTGCAGTTATGGCATCGGGTCACAGGCTTGGTGTTATTGAGTTTGGTGGTGCAGAAGATACTAGTAGTACTATAACCACTGGTGCACGGATTGAGGCGGTTACAGATGCAACGTGGTCAGCTAGTGAGAATGGTGCATACCTATCTTTTTACACGACTGATGGGAATGCTTCTGAAACAGAAGCATTACGAATAGACTCAGCCGGTGTAAAGGCTGGAAGTGCAGGTAGCGGAATAGATACATTTCTATATACAGCTGGCACGGCAGCTCATGTTGGAATACAGTGGGATGCTGACGGCAATACTGAAGGTACATTAATAGGTGGTGCTGACGACCATGGCGTAGACTTTAAGTTCTTTGGCGAGACAAGCGGTGCTTATATCCAGTGGGATATGTCTTCAGATGATTTAGTATTAGCAGGAGCAGCTGGAATTGATTTAGCAGGAGATTTAGACGTTGACGGGACTTCTAAT